GAAAAAGGCTTAAAAACACCTCCCCTTTCCCTTTCCGACCCTGTTAATTGGTCTTTCGTCCAAGAACATCTAGCTTTCCTCATTAGACGCATGACCTATGACCAACTGATTGGGGAGTAGTTTGCTTGTTGCTTGTTGTTCAAAAAATTATATACATCAATGGATGAGCGAAGCGAATGCTTGTCGCTATTTCGTCTTTAGCTTGTAGCTTCCTGCTTGTAGCTATTTCGTGGAAAGAAAGAAAGGTTGGCCCGTGGTCCTTTAATTAAGGAGGGAGAACCACGGACCGAGAATCTAGGCATTTTTATCCAGTGCCAGTGCATCAACCTTGTCTAGTCTTTCCTTCTGGTTTTCTAGGGTTAGCTGGTCCCAATCTTCCGGCACTATAATGCCTGGTTGGGTTGCATAGAACCTTAAGCGCTGGTTGTTGGTCTTTCTTTGATCTTCTTCGGTCTTATCATTGGCCATTATTGAAAATAAAGAAGACACCATGCCGACAGTTTTTAAAGGATCGGATCTTTTAGTTAAAAGGTTCTTTGCTTTTAATATCTTTCTGGCTCTTTTTTCAAAGATCTCTGGATCTAGCCTTATATCCTTATTAGGATTTATCCAATATAGATGCTTGCCTGTAGTAACCGACCAGTCATTGATTGATATTAGATTATCAATGGCCACTAAGGTCTGATAACTAAAGAATAACTTTTTATCCTCTATAAAATGACTGTAGAGATTTTTAGTAGTTCTTAGATAATTTGGCTTAGTGCCTTTTAGATCTATTTCATTTTTTGAAATGCTCATTAGTTTTTTCCCCCTGTTTATTGAACCTTTTATTCTATGATATATCCCATATAAAAGCAAGTGGTTATTTACTTGTTACGTCTAGGGTCGCACGGGAACGACATACATCAATGGCCGAGGAACGAGGACTGCTTGCTGGTTTTATCTGATTAGATAGATATTTATCCATGGCGGACCGAAGGTCCGTCCATAAATCCGAGCGAAGCGAGGGCGATTTTTGGTCGCCCTCTGGAGGAAGCTTAATTGACATCAATTGCGTTAAATACCTCAACTCCAATATCATTTCTAATTTCCCAATGTACTTCCTCATCCATCCAATTGCGTTGATCCATTGCTCTGCTTTCAGCATCTTCTATACTATTAGCTTTAACAAGGACAACAGTCCAAACGGATTGACTTCCTTCCAAGGTAACTTCGTATTCGTCCATATTCCCTCCTATATTTTGTAATGAACATAGGTAGTATAGCAAAGATCCCATACATAGTCAAGAGATAAAAGCCACAAGCAAGAAGATATTCTCTCTTAGTCAAGGTGGAAGTTCGTTACTCAGGAACTCCCTTTTCATGGTGCTCTTTTCTCTCAATGCGTTGAGTCGTGAATGTATTCACGACTCAACACCAACAACGAAAAGGGAGTTCCTGCAAGTAATAGAAAACTACCTTGACGAAGAATTAAGAGAAAATCTTCTTGCTTGTGGCTTTTATCTGATTGATTTTATTCCTCTTCCTTGGGTAATTCTTTAACAGTGCCGTCAGCATAATAGACACGGCTGCCATTGTTACCTTCTAGGGCTACTATACTTTTATTAGTGTCCATATTATTAAAGTGATAATTATTAAGGGTACTTTAGTTATTAGGTGATACTTCCAAAAGTTATTATTCACCCAGTCATCAATTCTTTGAATTGTATTCATGGTTTAATTCCTCCTAAAATTAGTATATCACGGATCCAATAAATAGATGAATTTATCCCACATTCCTGTATAATTATAGGTTCATAATCTAAATTAGGAGGGAATTATGAGAACTATCAATTCAAAATTTGCCGGTAAATGTGTTCATTGTGAGCAGGGTGTTGCGCGTGGCGAGCAGGTCTGGTGGGGTCGCGGTGAAGGCGTTGTTCATCTTGATTGTAAGGGCGCGTGGGATGATTACGGTGAGCGTCAAGCCGATCAACATGAGCGTCTAATGCAGGATCCAGAGTATGCCCAAGGTGCGCGCGATGCTGAAGACTATCGTTTTAACAAACAGTTTTTTGGTGAAGATTACGCTAACGCGGTTGAAAACCAAAGAGACTTTAATGACCAATAGGAGGGCATTATGATAAAAGTAACTCAAAAAATGTTAAACGACTTTGATAGAGCATATTCAATTCTTGCCGATATAAGTTCTGAATTAGTCTATAGGGGTGGCGAGGATGTACTTTCAAACTTATGTGGGGGATCGGGTTTACAAAGAATTAAAATGAACCTTCAAGATCAACACAACGAAGGGCAGAAATGAAAAAATCAGAAATAATAGAAGAGCTTGAGAAACTTAAGAAAAGCTATAAAAAGAGTTTTGACTTTCATCAAGCTGTTGTTGATAAGAATGCTATTTGTTTGCATGTTCTAAATATGGAGGAATATCCGCCTTATGGTAGTTGGGGGGATGTTCAAGAAGAGTTGGTAGAACTTTATCAGAAGTCTGTTGATGCTCAAGGTAGCGGTGAGAATAGAATTATCGACTTAACCAATTTAGGTAAGGCCAATACTTACTTTCTCACACTCAATGATATAGATAATCTTTTAGAAGACATCAAGGAGGGCGAGTAATGAATAACATACAACAACGCATCTATGTCCTGGAGTCTATGGCTAGGCAGGGCGAGGCCAGCAACAGTGACATGAAGGAGCTGTTGAGACTTCAACAACAGTTAGAACGTAAGCAATAAAAACCATTCGCGCGACCTTGATACTCTCAGGGTCGCGCGAAAATTTATCCACCTTTACCTGTAGCGTAGCGAAAGGTAAAGGTGTTAACCTCAAGTGTGCGAAGCACTCCATAGTTCTCTTCTCTTCTCCTCTCTTCTCCTCTCTTCTTTTCTCCTCTCTTCTTTTCTCCTCTCTTCTTTTCTCTTCTCTTCTCTTCTCTTCTTGCTGGTTTTATCTGATTAGTACAATATAGACCCCCTATCCCCCCCTGTGTGATTCGTTGTGTCTTTCTCTTTAAAGGGCAAAAAATAGACATGGAGAGAATATCTGGAAACTTTGACAAAAACTGACCCCCCTTGCACAATAAAAAAGGGGTAGGAGTCCCTTGTCCGTCGAAAAATTTTATATATGAAAAAATGTGAAGCCCTTGTCCGTCGAAAAATTTTATAGATGAAAAAATGTGAAGCCCTAACCAAAGACAAAAAGAAACAAAAGTCGCAGCAAGACTCCGGAATCCTATATCCGTCATCTCTATTCTCAGTTAAAATACTCCCGGAGGAGTATCGTGCTAAGTAATGAGTAAATCGCAAGTGCCTTTATACGACATTGACGTTGAGCGTTTGGCCGATAACTATCCCGATGCCACCAAGGAACTGCTGGAACTCACCGAAGCGCTAAAGGCCAAGGAACTGCAACGCCAGGGCCAGGATAGTTTTTTACATTACGTGCGCCATATCTGGCCCGATTTTATCGAGGGCCGCCATCACCAGATCTTTGCCGAGAAACTGGAGCGCGTCGCCAACGGGGAACTCAAACGCCTGATCGTCAACATGCCGCCACGGCACACCAAGAGTGAATTCGCTTCTACGTATTTTCCTTCGTGGGTGTTGGGGCGCAATCCCAAGTTGAAGGTCATGCAGATCACGCACACGGCGGAACTGGCTTTCCGTTTTGGTAGAAAGGTCAGGGACGTCATTGATTCGCCGGAATACCAATTGGTGTTTCCGGGGGTGAAGTTAAAAGCCGATAGCAAATCTGCCGGGCGGTGGGAAACCAATGCCGGCGGCGAGGCCTTTTATTCAGGCATTGGCGGTGCCGTCACCGGTCGCGGNGGCGCCGATCTGCTGGTACTGGACGACATCCACTCGGAGCAGGACGCACTGTCACCGAAGGCCCTCGACAACGCTTGGGATTATTATTCATCGGGTCCGCGCCAAAGACTCCAGCCCGGTGGCTCCATNGTCGTGGTGATGACACGCTGGAGCACCAAGGACTTGACCGGCAGGCTCCTCGGCAAACAGGGGGAGGCCCACGCCGATCAGTGGGAAGTGGTGGAATTTCCGGCTATTTTCCCCGAAACCGGGAAGGCGCTGTGGCCGGAGTATTGGACGCTATCGGAACTGGAAGGGGTGAAGGCGTCGTTGCCGGTGAACAAATGGGAAGCGCAGTGGATGCAGGCCCCGACTTCGGAGGAAGGTGCTATACTAAAACGGGAATGGTGGCAAAAGTGGGACCACGACGAGGTGCCACAAATGCAATATGTCATCCAATCGTACGACACGGCTTATACAAAAAAAGAAACTTCTGACTACTCAGCGATCACGACGTGGTGCGTATTTTATCCGGACGAGAACTCTACACGACCCGCGCTCTTACTCCTCGACGTCAAAAAAGGACGCTGGGACTTCCCGGAGCTAAAACGGGTCGCCTACGAACAATACACTTATTGGGATCCGGATACGGTTATTGTCGAAGCCAAAGCATCAGGGCTCCCATTGACCGACGAATTACGCCAAGCGGGGATCCCGGTGGTCAATTATTCACCGGGCAGAGGCCACGACAAGATTGCACGGGTAAATGCGGTGGCGCCGTTACTGGAATCGGGCATGGTCTACGTACCGGAAACACGCTGGGCGGAGGAATTAGTAGAGGAATGTGCGGCGTTTCCATTTGGCGACTACGATGACTTGGTGGATTCCACCACGCAGGCGCTAATGCGTTATCGACAGGGCGGATTTATTGGTTTAGAATCGGATGACGACATGCAGGATGGATATCCGCGCAGGCTAAAAGAGTATTACTAGGAGTAAACAATGGCAGATAAAGGTGAAAAGATAAAGGACCAAGGCTTTGTTCCTTACGCAAAACAGAAAACTCAAGCCACTTCCAAGGGCCCTCAGCCCGGAGCCGGAAAAGGCAAGAGTCGTGGCGGCGGAGATGCAAAACGAGGCACTAAGTTCACAGGCGTATTTTAAGAGCTTGCTATGGCAACTGCTGGAAAAAGGGTATTCAGTCCAAAGACCCAAGCCCGTAACTTAAAAAGTGGGTATGATTTTAAGAGGGCTCAGGGAATAGTAAGTAATGGCAGAGAATAAAGTACCCACTAATATAGAAAGATTGTCAGATCTCATTGATCTGGAAGTTGAAGACGGTATCGAAGTCCAGATAGAAGCACCTTTGTCCCCGGACGGAATGAATGATATCGCCGTGGAGTTATCCGATGGCGGTGGTGCTGAAATCAATTATTTTCCCGATGAAGACCCCATGAGCGAGGTCCCGTTTGATGCTAACTTAGCTGATTTTCTGGANGANGGNGAACTAGGACTCATTGCCAANNNTCTTGTGGGTGAATTTGAAGATGATAAAGGCACCCGTTCAGAGTGGGAAGATGCCTATGTCAAGGGCTTGAATTTACTTGGTTTCAGGTATGAGGAAAGGGATCGTCCTTTTCCCGGTGCCTCCGGCGTTACGCATCCGTTATTGGCGGAATCGGTGACGCAATTCCAAGCACAGGCCTTTAAAGAGCTATTACCCTCGAAAGGACCGGTAAAAACACGGGTATTGGGTAACGAAACCCCGGATATTGAGGAGCAGGCACGTCGGGTCGAGGAATTTATGAATTACCAAATAACCACGGTAATGGACGAATATACCCCTGAAATGGACCAATTGTTGTTCTATTTGCCGTTGGCGGGTACTGCTTTCAAGAAAGTTTACTACGATACCAGCAAACAACGTGCGGTCAGTACCTTCGTGCCGGTGGAAGATCTGGTGGTGCCCTATACCGCCAGCAATCTGGAAACCTGTGAGCGCGTCACGCATATAGTAAAGATGACGCATAACGAAGTCCGTGCCCAACAAGTCGCCGGCTTCTATCGGGATATTTCCTTGGAGCCTTCGGAAACTAATATTGCCAATGATCCCAAGGACAAGGAAGACGAACTCGAAGGCATTCGAGCGGGCATCAATGAAATGCTTTATGAATTACTGGAATTCCATGTCTCTACGGACATACCGGGATTTGAAGATCCTGATGGCTTCCATCTCCCCTTTATCATTACCGTCGACAGAACCTCCAATAAGGTCTTGGCGATTCGCAGGAACTATCTACAGGATGATCCGTTAAAGAAAAAAATACAATATTTTGTGCACTACAAATTTCTCCCTGGCCTTGGCTTTTATGGCTTTGGGCTAATACACATGATCGGTGGCTTATCCAGAACAGCAACCGGCGCCCTCAGACAATTAATAGATGCCGGAACCCTAGCGAACCTCCCCGCTGGGTTCAAGGCCAGGGGATTGCGAATCAGGGACGACGAAACACCGTTGGAACCGGGCGAGTTCCGTGATGTCGATGCACCGGGCGGAGCGCTTAGGGATTCCCTAATACCGTTGCCGTATAAAGAACCTTCGGCCACGCTCATGCAACTACTCGGCTTCTGCGTGGAAGCGGGACAACGCTTTGCTTCCATTGCCAATCTCCAGATAGGGGAAGGCAATCAGGAAATGCCCGTAGGCACGACCATGGCGCTATTGGAACAAGGCACACGGGTCATGTCGGCAGTGCATAAAAGATTGCACTACGCCCAAAAAACAGAATTTAGAATACTGGCTAGATTATTCTCTGAATACCTACCCCCCGTTTATCCATATCAAGTGGTGGGCGGGGATCAAGCCATAAAACAAACGGACTTTGACGATCGCATAGATGTGATACCCGTCAGTGATCCCAATTTCTTTTCCATGAGTCAACGTATTACCTTGGCGCAACAGGAACTTCAATTGGTACAAAGCAATCCGGAAATACACAACCTTAAGGAATCTTACCGGAGGATGTATCAAGCCCTCGGTTCTGAAAATATAGAGGCCTTATTTGCTCCCGATCCACCTCCTCCCGTTCCTATAGATCCCGCGAAAGAGAACGGGATGGCCTTGATGGGTGCGCCTCTGGAGGCTTTCCCTGAGCAAGCCCACATGGTACACATTGAGGTGCATTTATCGTTCCTGGAAACTGGCATACCGATGTCCAATCCCATGGCATTATCCATGTTGGTGGCGCACGTTTTCCAACACGTATCCCTGGAAGCACAGAACTTGGCCGACCAACAAATGCCGGAACAGCCTCAGCAAATGCCGGAACAGCCTCAGCAAATACCTCCGCAACAAATGCCTCCGCAACAAATACCGCAGATGCAAGAAGGTGGCATGGCACCGCCGCCACCGCCTAATCCGCAGAAAGAGATGTTGAAAGCACAATTGGAAGCCAAGATCCTTGAACAAATCATGCCGCGACTGGAAGAAATAATAACCCCACCGGATGATGGTGTGGTCGCATTGAAGCAACAGGAATTGGAAATTCGTGCAAAAGAGAATGAAGATGATAAACTAATTGCCGAGAAGAAAATCCAATTGGATAGTGTCAAGCTTAGACAAAAAGATAAAGAGGATACGAAGAAGAGTTCTTTGGATAAAGCCAAATTAAAACAAAAAGATAAAGCGGATACGAAGAAGATTCAATTAGATAAGGCCAAGCTTAGACAAAAGGATGAATCGGAAGAAGAGAGTTTAAGGGCACAGGAAGATATAGCAGCATTGAAGGTCAACGTGGAAAGACAACGCATTAATCAAGAAAAGAAATCAGGGAGTAAGGACTGATG